GTAGCTTTACCATATCTAGTCATCAGACTAACTTGGGGATTGTAAGTTGCAGGATCGAACAATACGTTTGAACTCATCAATGGAACATAAGGACAATAAAAGTAACCAGTGTCCATTTCACCATTTCCACCTTTGTAACCAACTAAGATTGGTTCAGCACCGGTGTCATGATAGATGTAAGTATAAACTTTGATTGAACCGTTTAAAGTACCAATCAATTTAGTGTTGTTTGGACCTTCGAAAGAACCAGCAACTGCAGGAGCAAATACTGATTTAGCAGCAGATTGTAATACTGATGCAACGATTGGAGATACAACAATCCAGTTAGCAGCATTACGACGAGTTTTACGAGCAATCTCGTTTGCTACTTTATTGATCAAAGTACCAAGAACTGCATGACGGTCACCAACATAGTTAGGAACACCAGTAAAAGTACCGTTCATGTCGAAAGTTTCAACAGTACCAGCAAGAGCGATCAAATCGTTGATGATTTCGTTATCAATCTCAGACACGATTTCAGCAGAAAGAGCTGCTGTGATTTCTGCTTCAAGGTCAAGACCGTGTTGTGCAGAAAGATCTTGCATTGCTTCAACTGTCCATTTAGCTTGTAATTTACGTGAACCAGCAGTAACAGTTTGTTTCAATACTTCTAATTGCAATTGACGTCCGCCATAAGCTTCGAAGTCAGCAGTAAGAGCTGCAGTACCAAGAGCTAAGTTACCCGCGCCGATTGCACCAGAATACCAACGTTTTGTTTTGCTGTTGTTACCGAATACCTCAGTAGCACCAACCAAACCGGTTTCTGTACCGATGATGTCTTCAGGACCAACACCAGCAGCAGGAACGTCAGTGCTGTTTGAGAACAAGAAGCGTAATGAGTAAGCTAAAGATACTGGTCCAGACATTGGTTGGATACCAACAAGTTCAGTAGCAATAGTGCCAGGGATAATACGACGGATCATCGGGATAATGATTTTTTGGAAGTTACCGATTGCACCGGCAGCGTTAACACCAGCAGCTGCAGTTTCCATCAACTGTTGTTTGGTGTTTTCCATAATACGGCCCATGTAAGCTTTCTTATGAGCTGGCAATTCAGTTAGTAAAGCTTCTTTAGTTTGTGACCAATTTTCAAAAAGTTCCATATAGTTAACTCCTATTCAGATTTATTAAGATTTTATTTTAAGATGTTATGCCGGCAATTCTTTTTAAGAATTGTAAGTCAGCATTAGATTTTTGTTTTTGTTCAGAAATCACAGGTTGTTCACCATCACCAGTTGCAAGAATGACAGCTTCATCTAAAGTTTTATCTTCATTGATGACTTTGCCTTTTGGTTTAGTTGGTGCTACGTCTTCTTTCAAAATACGACCAATGAAGTAACCATAAGCTTCTTCAAGTTTTTCGGTTTCAACATTTTGTAACACGAAACTCATTTGCTCACGTTTTGAACCAGAAAGAGGTCTCAAAACTTCTTGCATTTTTGCTTCACGAACTAACTGTGCTTTTTCTGTTTCAACTTCTTGCATACGTTTTTCAGCATCTGCTAATTTACTTTCTGCAATACTTAATTGTGATTGAATAGAAGTTTCATCTACATATGATTTTGCATATTCATTTACGAATGCTTCGAATACACGTTTACCGAAATCATTTTGTTTGACAACTTCTAAATCTTCTTTCATTTCTTCCAACTCTTCTGAAAGACGAACTTCCAAGAAAGAGTCCAATTTATCAACTAAAGACTCGATTTCAGACTCAACTTCTTCTGCTAATCTTTTCTTTTCTTCAACTAATTTACCAGCATATTCAGCTTCCAAATCGCGGAAACGTTCAATATCGCTTTTCAATTCGATGTAAGATTGTTTTAGTTGTTCAGAAACAAATGCATCAACCTTATCAACTAATGCTTCACGAGCAACAACAAATTGTTCAGCTAACTCAGCACGAACTTCCAAAGCTACTTCTTCTCTGATTTCTGTACGCTTAGCTTCAACAGCTTCAGCCCATGCTTCTGAGATTTCAGTTTTTGTGTCTTCGCTAAGTAGGTCTGTTTCTAAAAGTTTTTGTAAAATTTCATCCATAGATTTAACCTCCAAAGATATATTGATTATCTAAAACCCTAATTCAAGGGTGCTAAGTTTATTTATGGCAAATACCTATAAACTTGTATTTTCTATTCTGTTTCTTCTTCAGGTTCATTAGAAACATGTTCATTATCTACATTTGATTGAATACCTGCTATTTCTTTCATCTTAGTTGTAAATACTGGATGTAAATCTACTTCAGCTTGAGTAGTATTATCTTTAATAAGATTTTGTACACAACTTCTTATAGCGTCTTTTGTTTCTGACATATTTGTATCTCCTACATATTAGTTTATAAAAATCTATTTACATTATAGATTTTACGATATTATTTTCTATTAGCTAATTCTAAATTAGCCAATGCTAACCAGTTTCCTCTAAATCCAAATCTGTGTAATTCTCCTTCATCAGCATTATTCTCGAGAAAATCTGCCAGTTCTTGAGGATCATTAATTTCGTAAAATTCTTTTTGAAGATCGGGATCAGCAGGCATCCATTTATCAATCTTATATAGTATTGAATGTAAGTCTTCTTCATTCAAAATTTTGATTGCATTATCAATATCTTTGATGCCAGCGATTTCTAATAATTGTTCAATTGTTTTCATGAGTTTATTTCCTTTTTATAGTTCTGCAAAATCTTTTAGTCCGTTGTCGATGAGTTCTTCTTGACATGCAAGAACATCTTTTCTGTTTTTTAAAATGTAGTTATGATTGATTATCGATGCAGCTTGTTTCAATGGATTATTTGCTTTAGGTCCAATGATAACTGGAAGTCCTTCTTTGACATGAGAAAGTAATCCGCCAGCAAACTTATCATCATATGGAGCTTTTACATCAATGTTCAATCCAAGCAATCCTGTCTGTTGCCAATTTGGGGACTCAAATAAAACTTTAGTCCCCTTTGATATCCACTTTGCAATTTTCTTGACAAAAGCTTCTTTATACTCCTTATGTTCGTTCAATGGATGCCATTCGTTATGTTTATTATACTTTATCAAATAAGTATTATCATCTGCAAGTGAATGCTTTGCCACTTCCTGAACGACTATTGCTGAAGACGGGTCTGTCATTGACACTCGAGCTAACTCTTTACCTACTAATTGCTTTTGAACAAAAAGTAATAACACATCGTCTGGTGTTGCGTATCCAGACGATGCTTCAGTAAGTGTTGCTTTTTGTGAGAAAAGTTCTTGAAGTTTCATTATTTTGCTTTAGAAGTAATGATTGATAGTAAGAATTTTTTGACCTCTTTTTCGAGATACTTTTGAGCACTCTTGTCTTCAACAACAATCTCAGCAAGTGTAACGATTTTGGTATTCTCTTGAGCTTCACGAACAAGATTTGGACGAGCATCTGGAGCAGATGGATTATCAACAATATCGACTGTGACAAAGCTAAATCCACTTACACGACCATCAGTTCCAACCGAACCTGTTCCACGTGAGCTAACTCCAAGTCTAACTCCACCTTCCATGATTGCTTTTGCAATGTTTCCTGTTGGAGTGTTTAGAAGTTTCATTTTCCCAACTACATTGTTTCCGTCCATTCTCATTTCAGTAATTGCATGAGATACTTTTTCAAGGTTGATTTTGATATTGTCTGGATGTTGCAACTCTCCCATGATCAATTGACCTGAAGCTATCTTTCTTGATGCTTCTTCTACAACTTTTTGCATTTCAATCAATTGATAGATACGTCCATTGCCATTAGTACATTCGGATTGCATCATGATACCAGAAAGATAATAGTTCTTTCCATCATCAATACTTTCAATAAGATTAGCTTCTTCAGGTGCTAAGGTTTCACATAAAAATTGTGATGTCATATTAGTTTCTCCATGTGTATATGTTTGTTTCATTGATTTTCTATTTATGAATTATTCTTAAAATCAATAAAGTTTATAATCCTAAGTTATCCATGCCACCTCCAGGACCTCCACCCATATCAGCTGGTCCTCCTCCTAATCCTCCACCAAGATCGCCACCTAATCCTCCGCTCAAATCATCACCAGGAGGCGGAGCAGAACCGCCTCCCATATCTAATCCACCGAGTTCATCACCACCTCCACCTCCCGCAGGTAGATCATCTTTTTCAATATGAGCAGGTTTGATTTTAGCAGCTTGTCTTGCTTCCATTTGAACAGGATCATAGATTTGACGTAAATCAGACACATTACAATTCTCATCAATCTCAAGTTCTTGTTTGAGCATTTTCTCATTCATTTGCATATCATCTTCAGACAATCCTAAATAACGTTTCATTTTCCATCTCATTGATAATTGCCTCACATCCTCAATAGACTTGAATGCATTGATGAGGTCAGTATCAAGAGCATTTTGTCGATAGATACCAAAGTTTTGTGGTTCAGGTAATCTAAGTAAGAACAACCAATCTTCAACATTGATACCAATAGTTTTCAAGTAAATTTTGAATTGTTCATCGATAACATACTCAATCTTGTTCTGTAATCGACGGATGTAGTTAGCAAATCGAAGTTCGTCAAGAAGTGCAACACCCATCTTCCCGTCATTGTATTGTTGTGGTTGATTATCTGCACCACCTAAGTAAGAAGTCGGAACACGAAGACCTTTGTAGAGTTTCTCTCTGAAGTACTTAAGCTCATTCAACTCTCCAAGGTTCTCACCACCTGGTAATACTTCAACACGAGATGAACGACCTGATGTAGTCACCGGGAAGTAGTAATCTTCAGAGATAGAGTTAGGATTGTAGGTTCCATCGATAACGTCTTGATTGTTAGTCGTGTTTGGCATTCTCTTCTGACGTATCTCATTCTTAATGTTCTCAAGATACTGTTTGATACGTTGTGGGGGCATGTTCCCAACATCAACATAGAACACTCGTCTCTCTGGAGCTCTAACAAGACGGTAGATAATGACAGAGTCTTCAAGCATTTGAAGTTGTTTGAATGTTCTGAAGATAGGTTGTAGAACACTCTCACCAAATGGAGCACTTTCTCCCATTTCATCAGATAACGTAAAGTGTATGATACCTTCTGCAGGAACAACTTCTACATCTGTTATCTTGCCGGCATAACCAACCATTCCACCGCCATCTCCTTTCAGTTGATATGCAACTCGGTCACCTTCATCATTTAGGTAGATACCTAAGACTTTAGACGGGTCAAGATATTCCCACTTTTTGACGTCAGACGTTTTCCTAAAGAAGCAGTCTCCATACTTTGACATAATGCGACCAATACGAAAGATACGATTGCTAAAGTCTTGAAGTTTTGACCAATGTCTTAGAGCCGCTCGAATAGTTGTAACGGTATTTTCTGACACTTCTTGGTCATCTTCAGTCTGGTACTCAATCTCAAAAGGAAGGTTTGTCGTTTCATCATCATTTGATATCTCTTCAGCAATGATGTCTAATGCACGGGAAATGTCAATGTCATTGTCCATGCTATCATATTGAATGTAGCGTTGTAGCCGTGTTCCAGCACCTTTCATCACCTGAGTAAGAAATGCAACTGATGATGTTGCATTTGATAACCCGTTTGGACCATTCATGTTGGTCGAGTCACCATGCAATTGGGTATATTGCTTTTGACTTGACACAGGTGTGATTATTCTGAAGTAACTTTGTAAAGTTGCCATTTAGTATATCCGTGTGTATTAGTTGATGTATTCATAACGACCACCTCTACCAAACAAGGACGAATGACCTGGTATCGGTTTGAGAGACTTAGCGTTCTTATATGCTTCATCACTTGCTGTGACTAATGCAGCAAGCATATCAAGCTGGTCTTGTTCTATATTTAGTGACTTAGTTTGTGTGTCGTTCAAAGTAGTCAAGTAGTTTCCAAGTTTAGTGATTGTGTCTTTTGATAGTCTAATGACTGGAGCATCCTCTTCATTTGAACTACTAGAACTAGATGTCCCGGATGTAGAACCTCCAATGGGAGTTACTTTAGATGATGTAGTTGCACTCGGTTGAGGACTATAGATTGACGGAGGATTAGTTCCAGACGGATAAGAGCTATAGATCGACGAAGGACCAGTTCCAGATGATGGATGAGTACTTACTACACCTGAAGATGATGAAGCACCTGATGAAGAACTGTCTCTAAATGCATTCCACGCTCCAAAAAGGCCACCACCAACTGCCCCAGCTGCTATACCCAATGGGTTTCCGGTCATCATTCCTAAAGAAGCACCTGAAAGAGCACTCCCGAGCACTGAAGCCCATTTACCACCGGTTGACATTTCGCCAGTATTAGGATCAGTTTGATGGTCCATGATAGCATTCGTTGCCAATCCTGCAAGTACTCCACCTGCTCCACCCATTCCAATTCTTCCCCATCTTCCACCTAATCTTGAAGAACCACTAGGTGCAGGGCTTGCACGATTTCCTGACGGGTTTCTTACTCCTCTTCTACGTTGAGTTTCGTCTCGTCTTCTACTTGCAGCTCTTCCTCGTGCAGTTGTTTGATCATTGGCGCCGGTATTTCTAACAATATCAAGTAGGCTATCTCTCATACTTGTAATGGTATTGCCTAAAGGTTTTGCAAATTTCAACCATCCCCATACAGCTAAACCTATACCGCTCAATGCTTGAAAAATTGGGTTACCTAACACAGTTGAAATGCTATGGCCGATGTCAATCAATGTTGCAGCCCAAGGTGGTATCTTAATATCACCATCAACTGTTTGCTTACCAAATGCACTCTGAACAAACTTACCTAAAGCATCAGTCGTTTTAGATGCTTCTCGACCTTGGTCCATCAATGCAGCTAACGGTCCAGTCAATCCACCTTCAAGAGCTTGTATCAAGTTTTCATCACCATAACTTCCGCGTCTTCTTTCATCTGCTCGTTTCTGCATTTCAACAGCTGACTCCATTAGCATCTTCTTCTCATCAGCTGTTGCTCTGTCACCCTTACGAACTATTTGACCAAGTTGAACTGCATTCTTCATACCAAGAACACCTGCTAACTGTTGAAACTTTGCTGCTTGAGTAAATCGGTCTGCTAACTTCTCTTTACCTAAGTCTTGAATTGATACAAGAGCTTTATTAGCTGATTGAGCACTAAGACCCAACTTGACAAAGTCTTCACGTAGTTTGAACATTGCTTCCATTCTTATTGTTCGTTCATCCTGACTTAGACCGTTCATTTGTTGCTGAATTGATTGAGCATCAAACAGTTCGTCATTCAAAGCTTTGAACTCAGAGGCAGAAGCACCGGTCAATACTTTCAATCGACCATATGCTTCAGTTTGAGCTTTCATTGCTTTCTTGACTTTATCGTTACTTGTAATGTCAATACCTGCTTTAGTAGCGTTCTTAGCAAAATCGACTGCAGACTTGGCTGCTTCTTCATTGCCCATACCTAACAGGATTAGACTTTTCTGCCCTTCATCTAAAGCATCGGCAAAATCTCCTACACTGTCTCCTACACTATAGGCCATTCGACGGTTTTCTTGAAAGATCTTTGCAGTTTCTTCAAAGCTTGTTCCGAGCAAAATAGATGTTTGATGAAGACGTGCAAAGCTTCCAAGCCAATCATTTGCACCCAACATACCAATGTCAGCTGCCTTTACAAACTGGTCATATAGCTTAGTGATGCTGCCACCTAAAAGCCCCAACCCTAACATAATCGTACCAAACGGCCCCTTACCTCCAAACAACGCACTAGTGTATTTGCCAAACCTATCATGGAAAGATTGCGTAAGTTTGGCAATAGCAACATGTTGAACGGCAATCTCTTGCATTCGTATCATGTCTGCTTTGATTTGGTTAGTATGTTCTCGCATAGCTTCAGCATTTTGGGCACGGCCATGTTCGTCTATCATACGATTTTTCACAGCAACTCTAAGAACTTCTTGCTGATGTTCCGCTAACTCACTACCAGCCTCTCGTAATTGATACAGAGTTTCAATGTATTCTGATGTTTGGTCGCCGTGTTCTCGTAATAGAGCTTCAAAAACTTTACCATCTTCGGTGAGCTCCTGAATTGCTTCTGATAATTCTTGAGACGAATTGAGTTCTCGTCCTAGATTTGTAAAACTTGACAAAGTTTCACTTGCGTCTAGTAACTTTGTGATATACTTATCATAAGCAGTATTTTGAAGATTAGCACCCTCAACCATTCCAGCTAACATTGATGATTGAGCCGAAATTGAACGGTTCATACTCAAGTTGTAATCTTCAAATGCATTCCAACTTGTACGTAATGGTTCAGTCAGACCAGCTAAAGCACGACCTAAGTTTCTTGAACTATTTTGAACAATTTCAGACTGTTCTAACTCTCCACGTTTAGCTTCAAGAATGATTTCACGAGCTGCTTGAGCTTCTTCTCGTTGTTGTTGAAGCAATTGCTTTTGGTCATCTGATAATGCTTGTTCCCCACCTTCAACACTATTCTTTAGACTCTCAATAGAAGTTATCAGGTTCGAAAGAGTATCTTCTAACTCTTGAATTGAGCGATTTTGAAGAGCATCACGACGTGCTTGTTGAGCAGCATCATTTTGAGTAGTAGCAGTATTGTTAGTTCCACTTCCGGCACCACTACCTCGTTGAGTGCTACCTCTATCACCAGAGCTGGCTGACATGTTACTACCATTTCGTAACGCACTTTCTATCCTATTGAGAGTATCAAGTGTTCGTTGACGTAATATCGCGTCAGATGGTGTATTAGAACTAGAACCAGACATATTAAGTATTCTCTTTTAGAAGCTATGAATAAGTGTGACTATTTATAAAGTATAAATAGAGTTATAGTATTTATTGTATAATCATAACACCATATAAGGCAATATTCTCACATGATAAATGAACATAATCCCCTTCTTGCAAAACTAAAACTTCCTGGTCGTGTTCTTCAATTACCATCAAGAGGTCTTCTATATTCAAATGATGAACTTGATAGTTCTGTTTCTGCTGGAGAATTGCACATTCAGCCAATGAATGCTTTTGATGAAGTAGTTCTCAAAAATCCTGATATGTTATTCACAGGTAAAGCATTAGACCCCGTCTTTTCGAATTGTATTCAAGGTATCAATAAACCTACTGAACTATTCGGTAAAGATGTTGATGCTATTATGTTATTCTTGAGATTAGTGACATATGGACCAAGCTATGATATTACCGCAAATCATCGATGCGAACACGGCAAACAACACATCTATACAATCGACTTAGAACAAGTATTATCGAACATGCGATATCTTGACCCAACTATTATTGAAAAGCAGTTTAGTGTCAAGTTAGAAAATGGACAAGTAGTAAAGCTTCAACCTGCAAGATACAACAAAATCATTGATGTATTACAAGCAAATGAAGGAAAGGATAAACTATCGGTTCAAGATATTCAAAACAATATCTTCATGAACCTGATGAGTGTTATTCAGAGTATCGACGGAATTGAAGATAAAGATTTGATAAGTGAATGGATAAGATTTGCTGGGGCAAATCATGTTGAACGAATAGCAGGATATCTTGATGATATCAATGAATGGGGATTAGACTTGACTTCTACTTTGACATGTCGTGATTGCGGTGAAAAATTTGATGTAGAACTGCCTCTCAATCCTATATCTTTTTTCTCTTAATGCTCCGTTCAGGGGAACTAGAGCGAAGTCAAGCTCTAATTACTCAGCTCGGAGCAGAAATAAAATCAATCATACAGAGTTGTTTGGAACTTTCATGGTACTCAAGAGGAGCATGGACATATCACACAGTACT